TGAAATCACTTTTTTATGTTTAAAGCACAGATTTTAGCAGAACTGATCAAACAATATCCAGGGCTGTCTAAACAATTTTTGGGGGCTATGGCAGAAAAACTTTCTGCGAAAGTAACCGATGAAACCACAATCGAGGGGGTTGTAACCGAACTCAACACAGGTACCGTTACCATTACAGATTTAGCAGCAGTTTATCAGCAGGAAGGTGATCGCCGGGCAACCGAAGCGGTTAATACCTACAAAACAAAAAATCCAAATCCTGCCGATCCTACAAAACCCACTACCGAACCGGCAAAGCCGAAAGAAGGCGAATCAGATCTCGAAAAAGAGGTCCGCTTGATGAAGGAAAAGCTTGATGCTCTAGAAAGGGAAAAAATGCAATCTCGTGGTAAAGAGGCCCTACTAGCCAAAATGAAGGAAGCTAAAATTCCTGAAAGACTGGCTAAACGCATCACAGTAACCGACGAAACAGACATTGACGCTTTGTTAGCCGAACTGCAAACCGAGTACAACGAAGAAAAGCAAGCTTATACAACAGAAGCTTTAAGACAAGGTTCGTTCGTACCTGGGGGCGGTAATGGCGGCTTAACGCCGGATGCTGAAAAAGGCAAACTGACAGATGCGATTAAAAATTTCACCAAGAATCAAAATGATTCTGCGGCGAAAACGACACAAAAAGTTTAATCACTCAAAAAAGAAATTATGTCAGGTATAGGATATAAAAGAACTTATGGCACACCGCAAAACGTCGTGTGGCAAGGTACCGGCAAAGATATTCAGCTTGCACAGGGCGGTTTTCTGTTAGACAGAACCGGTTTCCCTGATGGAACTATTATCCCTGCCGGTACTCCAATGAGCTTTGACGAATCGGCGCGCACAGCGAAGCCGCTAGTTACAGCCGTTATTTATGCCAATGCTGGCAGTACTGATACCACTTACCAAGTAAAAAAAGGTCACCTACTACAAGTAGGTAATTATTTCGCTCTTATCCAGGGCGGCGGTAAAGCGTATGCAATTACTGTAATTGATACAACAAACGCTAATTATGATGTGATCACAGTTGGTACCACTATTGGTGCTGCTACTGCTGGTGACATGGCGTTTGCATCAACAGCAACCGGCGCAACCAGCTCAAATTTTGGTTTTACATCAAAAAACGGTGGTTTAAACTACCGTGATGTTGTTTGCTACGACGGCACACCTGTTTCCGTGGTTATCCGCGGAACCGTTTACGCACGTCGCGTACCTTATTCAGCCGGGCTAGAGGCTGCATTACCTAAAATCATTTATTCTCAATCTAAATAATCATGGCTATAGTACAATCTATTTTTGGTGACTTAGCTTCATCAGAGAACCTACAGCTATTGATTGACGATCAAATCAATTTGCTTTATGGCAAATCAATTTGGCGCTCTCTTTTAGATGTGGGAATCCCGCAAGTTGATTTAAGTTTTTCAACCGTTATCGGTCGTTCACGTATTGAGGCAGCCGCTTCAATCGTTGACCCTGATGCACCGGCTCCATTAAGAAGCCGTAAAGCTCTTGAAAAATTGGACGGTAAAATACCGACAATGAAAGAGAAATTTAAGCTTAATCAGGAAGATTACCGCAAGCTGAAAAGCTTGCAAGCATTGCCAATATCTGACGATGCTAAACTGAACATTTTGCTTAAGGCTTATAATGATGATGTAACCAACGCTGCCGTATCACCTGATTACAGGATCGATATAATGTTGTTGCAAGCATTATCAACTTTCACAATTAACGTATCAATAACCAATAACCCCGACGGTGTTGCTTATGGTACTGTTGATTTGTTAGCGCAGTCTTATCAAAAGAAAACGGTTGCAAAAGTTTGGACCGATTCAACTGCAGACATCATAGTTGATATTCAAAACGTTGTTAGGGATGCTGCTACCCGCGGCGTTTCTTTCGCTGAAATTTGGATAGATCAAACCCTTTGGTTTTCTATACAAAATAATGCTTCCCTTAAAGCTTATATAGCTGGTTACAATAACCCTGGTAGCAACAACAAATTCATAGTGGATTTGGAAAGCGTTAATAACTTTTTGATAAAAAGCGGCTTACCGCCGTTTAAAATTATCAATGAGCGTAGAGGCGTTGAGTTGGACGGTCAGATCCAAACAATTAACCCATGGAAAACCGAAAACATTACGTTTATGCCTGCCGGTAAGGTTGGTATGCTACATAATGCTATCGCTATCGATACCTGGGAGCCGGTTGATGGTATTGGCTATGCCAAATACGATCTTGCCTTGGTTTCTAAATGGCGCGATAATGACCCTTGGGCCGAATATACCGCAGTTGAATTAAATGCCTTCCCTGCTCTTGAGCAGATCGATCGTATTTACATCCTTCAAACCGATATTCCAACTGCGTAATGGGATCAGAAGCTAAAAACAAAGCACCGCTGCAAGGCGGCGGTGCTTCTGAAAATACCGGCAAAACCATGGATCATGTTGTTACTCAAGAAGATTTGGATAACAACCATGAGTTGGGCGATAACGGTGTAAAGTTGGGCGATACTATTCAAATACCCGTTAAGGATGATACTGAAGGATCACCTGTTGAAAATTCGGGCGAAAAACCTGAGTGGGTAAATGAATTGCTGGCCTCTAACCAGGCTGTTATCGATTCAAATAACGCCGTTGTTGAAGCTGTTAAGGTTTTTGAAGATAAAGCAAGTGACATTGTTAATGAGGTAATTGCAACTGCAAAAAATTCAGCTGCAAACCCTAATGTTTCACAATCAGCACCAGTTGTAAAACTACCTGAAATTGATTCGGATGCTACTTATATCGTTGCAAAAGGTAAAACTTTTGAAGATAAAGAGAATCCGGGCAGGTACTTCAGCGCTGGGGATGATGTTACCGATTTGGATAACGAAAGGTTGAAAAACCTGTTATCACAGGGTATCATCGTTGTAGCTGAAGAAACTGAAGGCGAATAATCGGATTATCAACCGGATAGCCAAATCGAAAGATGAAAATTAAAGCAGCTATCATATCTGCAATGACTGTTAACCTGGCTTTATCTGACGATCAGATAGAGAAAGCGGCAACCGACTTTAGTTTAAATGTCGATTCCGATTATACTAACAGTGATAAAGAGGCGGTAAACGCGGCGGCAGGGCAACTGTTGCTGGGTTATTTACTGCTTGATAGTTTTTCAGAGGGCGGCGTTTCAGTGTCCTTTAACCACGCTAATGTCACTAAACAGATAACGTTTTTGTATCAAAACAGTGGCGGCAAGTTAAAGTTACCAGCTGAAATGCTACCCTTACAAAATAAGGTAAAAGCTGTAAACAGATGGTAAACCAATATCCCGACATTATAATTTTTCCCGGCACGAATGAGGTTACAGAACCTTATCAAAATGGTAACGGCGATTGGGTATTACCCGAGCCCGGCCAGGTTGAAGATATAACTCAAAAATGCCGTGTGGAAGTAAATAATTCAGGGTCCAGGGTACCGGGCAATGATGGTGGTTATATAGAATACTCTTTTATGATCTACCTGCCAGTTGATACGGTTGAAGTACCTTTTGATGCTTCAATAATTATCAAAAACGATAAGGAAGAACAAATCGGCAAAGGTAAAACGAAGCGATTTTTCAGAGGCAAATTAAATGCCAGGTTGTGGGTATAAAAGGCCGATTTACTGATTCGGGTATCAGTAAGTTTATTGCCAATAAAATTGAAAAAATCAATAAGGCAATAATTGATAGTTTAAAGCAAATTGGCAAAACTGCTGTAAAAAACGCGATTCAAAGCGGTGATTACAGGGATATAACCGGAAACCTACGCAGCTCAATCGGCTGTATAATATTGAGAGATAGCCAAGTCATATTCGATTATTTTCCAAAAGCTGGAAAAGGTACCGAAGGCGAAAAAGGATTAAGGGCTGGCCGCCAATTGGCCCAGGAACTTATAGCAGATTTCCCCAAAGGCATAGTTTTAATAGTTGTAGTTGGCGAAAACTACGCTGCTGCTGTAGAGAACAAAGGAAAGAACGTACTTACCGGAAGCTCATTACTAGCTAAAAAAGAATTGGAAAAAGCATTTAAAGATTTAGAAAATCGGTTTAACCATGGCTA